AATATAGGTGATGCTGTTAAAGTATATGGTGTCATTATGGATAAAGAACAAAAGAGAATAGACCAAGCAATAGAAAACAATAATGAGCCAATAATAGTAAGAGTAGATACAACTGATAAAAGCGAATTAAATGATAAATTAAGAGTTAGATTTGAAAGTAGGTGTAAAGATGAACATAATAAAGATGAATAATGGGTTATACCTAAATAAAGACAATGGCAAAATATATAGTGAAAGAGAAGTAGCAGGAATAGATATTAGTTCTAATGACTGCCAAAAAGAAACAACAAAAGTATTAAGTAAGAAAAAGAAAGTTGTTGAAAAAGATGGAGATAATACTATCAAAGAAACAGCAACAACTGATTAATGATATAACAGGAACTGATACACATGAAATATATGTGTTAGGATCAAGACAGTCAGGAAAGACTTATTCAATATGTGAAGGTATATTAGAATACATTGATAAATTAAGTGAGTATGCAAAAGAACATAATGAAACAAGGCAATATAATATAGTAATAGTAGGATGGACTATTGAAACATTAAAAGGAAACATAGTAGATAACTTCACTTCAATATTAAAAGGTAAAAAATACATAATGAAGTGGGGAACTACTGATGAAAAGTATATACTAATAAAAAACATTAAAATAAGTTTCTATGGATTTAATAATCAAACAAGTTTCAATAAGATATTAGGAAAACCATTTATTTGTTTGTGGATAGATGAAGCTGCTAAAATATATCAAGGTGGACTAAAAGAAACATTCGACCAATTAACAGGAGGTCAAGCAAGTTTCAGTAATCATCCATATTTAAAAACAATACATAGTTTCAATGTTGAAGGAAGCGATAGACATCCATACAAAGTAAAATACATAGATGGAAAACCAAATGCGAAGCATTATACATTCTATCCATTTGATAATCCACTATTAAATGATGCAAGTGATGAAGCATTAGATAAATTACTAGATATATTTCCAAGTGAAACATTACAAAGACAAAAGATATTTAATGAATGGGTAGTTGCAGAAGGAAGAGTATTTAATGATATTCCAACATTAAAAGAAATGCCTTTAGACTGGGTAATAAGGGACATAGGAATAGGAATGGACTATGGTAGTGTAAATCCAACAACATTTGTTCCAATAGCATTATGTTGGAGTTCTAAAACAAATGAATGGAGATTAATAAGACTAGGTGTATATTATCATGATCCTAAAAGAGAAGGAGATACACCAACAACTGAATATTATAGTAATCAATTAAAGCTATTCATAAAATATCTGGGAGAATTATATCCACATAAAAACCTAGTTTCAATGGTGTTAGATAGTGAAGCAACACATTATTACAATAGACTAATTACTGATGGATTTAGAGTTGATTTAGCAAAAAAAGGACCTGGATCAGTCAATGAAGGAGTAGAACATTTACAAAGCTTATACTACAAAAGATTTATGTATGAATTAGATACACCAAGTATAAGATATTTTCAAAATGATGGAACACCAGTATTTAGTGGAAAAGATGAAGCGTTAATAGAATTAGAAAGTTATAGATATGACACATTAAAGAGTGAAAACTCTGGAATGAATTGTTATGTAAAAGAATTAGATCATACAATAGATAGTAGAAGATATATATTAGTAGAGTTTGAAAGATTAGGGTTAGTGCCAGTAGTATGATAATAAAGTGTAAAAAATCAAATAGATTTCTTGCAGAAGTAAACATAGAAGAATATTTAGAAGCATTAGAAAAAGAAGGAATAGTGCAAGAAATACCAATAAAAATAACAATACCATGTAAAAGCTGTAAGCAAATAGAAGTATATAATATATATAAAAATAAATATGTATTCATAGATAATTTGACAAGAAAAATAAAATGAGTATAATGTATGCGAAAGAAAGTGCAAGTGGCTGAAAGAGTAGAAGCACATTTATAAGTTAGTATGCTTATAGGTGTGCTTTTTCTTTTGGAGGAATATATGAAAGTAAACCTTTATGCAAGTAATCATTTTATAAAGCAAATAAAAGTTCCAAAAGGAACAAATGTATTTAATGAAGTATATGTAATAAGAGTTTGGTTTAAGAAATATATCTTTGGAAGTAATTTAGTAAAGATAGTGGTAAGACCTGATAAATTGCTAAAAAATGATGAAAATGAAATACATGTAACAGTTAAGTATGAACAGGGGGTTGAAGTATGAAAGGCAAATTAAGACAAATAACACCATTACAAGCACCATTTATAAGTGTTAAGACACAAATAACAATGCCAGGAAAAACAAATGGGATGCCAAATATTAAATATGAAAATAGATATGTTATAGCACCTTCTGCAAAGAAGATAGGAACATATATAGTAAATCAAATATTTGGCAGTGATTTAGTAACACAAACTGAAAGGTTAAATATAGGTTGGTTAATGCCAACATTAAAAGAGTCATTAGAAGAATGTATATATGATAAAGAAAGTTTCATATACATAAATAAATATGATAATAAAGTTTATTTAGAAGTAATAAAGAAATGCAATGTTGCTAATTTAGAACAAGTATATGACAAGATAAAGTCATGCGATATTATCCAGGATTTTGATGGATTTGAAGAAGATTATATGTTAAAAAGACATATTGAAATTAAAGATGGAACTTCAACAATAGAGTTTAGTGCTTATCAAAAAGATAAAAAAGAAACTTCATGGATCAAGATTAATTTAGATAAATTAAATAACTTAATAGGAACTGATTATAAAAGAAAATATGTGTTGCCTTATGAAGTAATAATTAATTTAGATATTGGAGAAGAGTTCTTTAAAGACTCAACAAAGCTGCTAAATGAAGAAATGAATATTATCAATACAATAGCAGAAGAAATAGAAAAGACAAAGACAAGAATAGTAACAACACAACATTATCAAACAAGCGATATAACAAATTCATGGCGACCTGGTGGAACTACTTATAATGTTCAAACAATGAGCGTTGGGAAATTAAATGATTTCTTTACATTAATGCCAGGAGATAAAGAACACCAAGTGTTTGAGTTCTTACAAGGTGATATAAGAATAGAGCAATACCAAAATGCTTTTAAGTTCTATGATTATCAAATAATACAAATGGCAGGACTTTCACCAAGTTCATTTGGATATGAAAAAGATGCTTATATGAATAAAACAAATGTTGAATTAAGTGCAAATGCAAGCGAAATGACAATAGAAGCAATAAAAACACAATTAGAAAGTCAAATAAATCATTTAATAGAAAACATAATAAAGTTGCAACAACTACTAGATACAACTGAAAATACATTGCCAGTTGATTTAAGTTGGGATTATGGTTCAAATGAAAGATTTGATGATGAAGCTAAATTAGAAAGATTAAAACAAATACAACAAGTTATGTTAATTCCATATAAAACAAAAGCAAGAATAGTAGAGCCAATGTTAAAACAAATTATGGATAGTGAAGTAGATGAAGATAATTTAGAAAGACTACTAGAAGATTATAAAGATGAAAACATAGAAATAAACTATGGTGAGTTGTGAGAGAAGAACTAGAAGAATTAACAGGCGAAGATTTAAGTAGTTTAAGTGATGAAGAAGTTGAAGCACTATATATATATATCACTAATGAAGTTAATTCTTATAAAGAAGAAACAACCGAATATTTAGATCAAGTAAAAATATTATTGTTTTCATGTTTACTATTAGGAACAGCATTTATAGATAAGTTTGATAAATTATCAAAAGAATATCAAATAAAAATGATAAATAAACAAGCAGAAGGAATAGACCATATAAAACAGGTCATAAACGCACCAAATACAAGTGATATAAGTGAAACATATAAGAATACTATACAAGAGTTAAAACTAGATACAACAAGCCAAAGTGCAGCAAATAAGAAGTTTGGTGTAAGAGTAAAACAATATTATAAGAACGCATTAAAAAGTGTTGGAATAGACAACATAAATATAAAAGAATATTTAATAAAAAAACTAGATAAATATGAAGCTATTGAAAAAGTAGTAAGATACAAAAATGGATCATATTATGGAATAGATGCTTATAATTCAATGGTATATAACACAAACTTAACAAGAACAGCATGGAGTGAAACAATAAAAAGAAATGCAGTAGAAGACAATGATTTAGTTTATGTAATACCACACATGTATAGTTGTCCTTTATGTCAAGAATGGCAAGGAATGACTTATTCTATATCAGGACATACACAAGGATATATGAAATTAGAAACAGCAATAGAAAATGGACTATTACATCCAAATTGTAAGCATGTAATAGTTGCTTATGCAGGACAGGAAGATGATTTCACTTATTCAACTCCTGAATGGGAAGAAAAATATGATATAAAGCAAAAAATAAATGCACTTAACTTAAAGAAATCAAGATTAAGAAATGAAAACATAATAAGTGCAAAATTAGATGATTATGAAAATATAGATAAAAACAAAAAAAAGATAAGTGCAATAAATAAAGAAATAAGAGCATTAAAACAAGGTGTATAAAGTTGCTAGTCTTTTAAAAACTAGATATTGTGGTTAGTGGTAAGGCACACCAATCAAAAGGCACTTTACACAGCTGTTTAACACTTCTTTCTAGAGGAGGAAATATGAAGATAGAAAAATATCTTAAAAACAAAGATATCACATTGACGAATGATGATATTGATGTTCAAGCACTAATCAAAGACTTACAACAAGGGATGGTTAGTGAAAGTGATGTGAGTAAAAGACTAGAAGAAGCAAGAAATGAAGTTACAAAAGAACTAACAAGCAAATATACTGAATTAGAGAATAAGTATAATGATTTAGAAAAAAGAAATGCAGATTTAACTTCAAATAATGCTGATTTGAAATTAGAAAACATTATGACAAGAGCAGGTTTCTTGGAGGAAAATTTTAAAGAGATAGCAACAATGCGTAAGACTATTTATGGCGAAGAGCCTGATGATACAAAAGCAATAAATGAAATAAAAGAAAAATATAGTGCAACTTATTTTCCAAAACAAGAAACAAAAGTTGATATTCCTAGTGAGCCACAATTAAATAATGGAGCAAAAGAAAAAGAAGAAATAAAGGTAAATAGGAATACAAGAGTAAGTGATTTGTTTATAAGGAGGTAATATTAATATGGCAAATTATACAAGTATAGGATTAGATTTACAATCAGTTGTAAAAAGAACTTATGAAAACTTATTATATAGAAGTTCATTTACAAACTTCTTAAATACTGATTATTTAGGAGTAATTAGACAAACAGGAGCACCTACATTAGAAGTAGTAGTTCAAGGAGCTACAACAGTTAATAATGCAGTAGGAGCACCAGTAAGAACAACAGGATTAACACCATCACTAGCAACATACACACAAAAGACTATTGATCTTGCTGAATTAAGAAATGATTATTCATTTAGAGTTCCTTCATTAATTACTGAAGCAGGAATTGCTGGAATTATTGATGGACAAATTTCATTACAAGATGCAGAAATAGCATTAAATGTTGATAAATATGGATATGACAAATTAAATGATGCTTCACTTGCAACATTTACTTGGGCACCAGCAACAGCAGATGCTTATGTAGAAGCTATCAATACATGTAAAGCAACATTATTCAACAATAGAGTTTATGATAGATATAAACTAGGATTAGTTGCTACTGAATATGCTAAATTAGTTTCTGCAATGGTTTCATTACTAAAATTCGAAACACCACAAGGAGTTAGAGGAGTAGTTGAAGGAGAAATAGCAAATGCTTTTGGAGTAGATATTTTCCCTATCAATGCAAGTGCTTTAACTAATACTGAAAAAGGATATTTTGCAAGTGAAATCGCAACAGCAGGAGATTTCTATTTCTCAAGTTTTGTTGAATACAATGGTAATTATCCTGGTTTCCCTGGTGATTATGTTGTAGAAGGCGCTGTTCTATTTGGAGCAGAAGTAATTCAACCTAGTGCAGCTTTACAATTAGTATAGTTAGAAAAGGAGTGAGAATATGCAATTCTTTACAAAAAAAGAGTTCACAACAAAATATAGTGAATATGCTGATTTGAATATTCCTGAATGGTATATAGAAGCAGCAAGTGAGATGATATTCTCACATATAGGAACAAGATTTCAAGATAGTAGTTGGGATAATACAAATGTCCCTTCTGCTATTAAAAATGCAAGTATGGAACAATTAAGATTTCTAATAGAACATGATATACCTTTTGTTGATAGTAATAAGATGAAACAAGGTGGAATGGTTGAAGTTGACTTAAATAGCGACATTTCAACTTTAGCTCAAAGAATGTTAGGAAATGCAGGATACTTATATCGAGGAAATCCAATAAATGCAAATATGGGTATAACAATACCTTTTGGAGATTAACAATGATTTTAATGAATACACAAAAAGCAACATTAATAAAAAGGAATAGAGGAAGTTCCGGAGTGTTTGATGATGAAGATATGCAAATATCTACAATAAAAGTAGTTCCTTATACAGTTGATGTTGCTGTAAGATTTGGGGTTTATACAATACCTGAAGCAACAGGATATTTTCAAGTTGGTAGAAGTGTTGATATAAAAGAAGGCGATCAAATACAATTTGTTGGAAAGTTTCTTAACACTGATTTAGACTTAACAAAAAGAACATTAAGTGTAATAAAAGTAGAAGATGCGTGGTTATTTAATAGAGTTGAATATAAATGGGTAGCAGTGAAATAACATATACTATCAACCTTAATAAAAACACATTTTATAAAATAGAAACATTGCCAAGTAAAATCCTTTATTCAATGGCAAGTGCAACATTATCAACAGCAATGCCTACAATTCCAAGAGATACAGGAAAATTAAGACAAGAAACAAGTGCTTATGGAGTTAAACAACATGGAAAAGAAGATTACTCAATTTCTAGTAAGAATTGTAATTATGCTAAATATGTTGTAAAAATGCCTGATAACACTCATTGGACTACACCAGGAACACATGGTCAATGGTGGTATAGAACAATAAAGAGAATGGATAAGATCATATTAAGCAATGCTGTTAATCAAAATAAGTTGGGGTGATTAAATGACTACACAAGAAATAGAAAGAAAGCAATTAGTTTTAATTCAATTTCTACAAAATACAATTAATGATAATAGTTGGAAGTTTAAAGCTGAATATTCTACAAATGATGATGATAAAAAAGTCATAGTAGTTCAAGAGCAAACAGGACAAAAGGTAGTGTTTTATGGAGATATTACACCATTATATAACTATTATTTAATAGATATATTTGGAACATCCATAAGAGAAGCAAAAAACATGTCATTATTATTAGGTTATTTAATAGGAACAAACAATACAATTACTTACACTTTCACACAAGATAACAAAGAAATAACTGAAAAATGGCAAATAATAATAAAACAATTTAGTAATTTCCAACCAATAGAATATCAAGATATAAGAAGAGTTGGATATACAGGAACAATGCAATGTATTGTCAATAAAATAAGTTAGGAGGGAAATTATGGCAGAAGTATATATTCCAAATAGAGATTTGATTAAAAACCTTAAATGGAATACAGGAACATCATCAAATCCTGAATACACAAATGTATGCACTACAAGTGAAATAGGAATTGATGTAGATCTAGAAACAAAAGACTGGTATGTATATTGTGATGCACTACAAAGAAGATTAGTTACAGGTGGATCAGTAACATTATCAGGAACAGTAAAATTAGATGTAAATAATACTGCTGAAATGGATATGTTAGGAACAATTCACACAATGATAGCAAGTGGAACAATAGCACAATTCAATAATAAATCAATTAAATTCGACTTATTAACATCATATACAAGTGATACATTAACATATACAACATATACAGCAAATGTAAATGTTTCATTTAGTGATTTAGGTGGAGCAGCAGAAGATGAAGCTGAATTTTCATTTGAAATGACATTAATTGGAACAGCAACAGCAGGTTAATAAAAACTCTTAAAGAGTTAGGGGGTTGAACTCTTAACTCTTATTTTTTTTAAGAAAGGAGGGTTTATATGGATGGTGGAGTAGTAACAATACACTTTAAAGCTGATACAAAAGACTTGGATAGTAAAACTGATAAATTGATGAATACAAGTTTAACAAATGCTATAACACTAGGAAATGTAGCAGCTGATGTAATAGGGAAAGCATTTGGAGAATTAGCAAGAAATATGGATAATGCTATTTCAAGATTTGATACTTTAAGAAACTTTCCAAAAGTAATGAAGAACTTTGGTGTTTCAAGCGATGAAGCAAGTGAGTCAGTAAATAGAATAAGCGACTCAATATTAGGACTTCCAACAAGTTTAGACCAAGCAGTAGGTGGAGTTCAAAACTTGTTTATGGTAACAAAAGACCTTAAACAAGCAGAAGATTTGTTTTCAGCGATAAATGATAGTGCTATGGTTTTTGCTAATGGATCAAGCGAGTCAGTAGATAGATTTATTTATGCTTTTAAACAAGCAATGTCGCAAGGAAAAGTTTCAGCACAAGACTTCAACCAAATGAATGAAGCAATACCAGGATTAATGGATAAAGTTGCTGAAAAAATGGGAATTAGCTTCATCCAATTAAAAACAGGTTTAAGTGATGGAAGTATATCAATAGAAGATTTCAACAACTCTTTAAAACTATTGGATAGTGAAGGTGCTGGGTCAATGGGAGCTATGAGAGATGCTGCTTTTGATGCAACAGGTGGTATAGGAACAGCACTTGCCAATTTTAAAAATAGAATAGCAAGGGGTTTAACTGAATTAATTGGTGCTGTTGATGATGCACTTGCAGACTATGGAGGAATAGCTGGTGTTATAAATAAAACTTCTACAAAAATTGCTGACTTTTTAACAAAAATAGGAGAAGCATTAAAGAAAGTTGATTTTAACAAAGTTATTAAAGTATTAAAAATAGTAGCACCAATTATATTAACTGTTGCTGGATATTTCTTATCATTGAATAGTGCAATAAAAGGATTTAGCATGGTAACACAAGGTGTTACAACTGTTATGAGTTTATTAAGTTCATCATTTGCACTTCCAATAGCAATAATAGTTGGAGTTATAGCAGCAATAGTTCTACTATATACAAAGTGTGAATGGTTTAGAAATATGGTTAATTCCATAATAGAAACACTAAAACCATTATTCCAAAGTCTATGGGATTTATTAAAGCCAATGTTCGATAGTTTAATTGCTACAATAAAACAAATATGGGTAGTAGCAGAGCCAATTATAAAGATAATTCTACAAGTAGTAACAAATATGGTTTTAACTACTATAAGTTTATTAACAAAAGTAATAAATGTTATTAAATGGGTTATTGATAAGTTTAATGAAGCAAGAGCAAAAATATCAAATGCAACTTCTGCAATAAGAGATGCTGTTGTAGGTGGTTTTAATAAAATGATAGATAAAGTCAAAGGTATAGGAAAGAATATCATTGATGGTTTAATTGGTGGTGTAACAGGTGGAGCTGAAAAACTATACAATAAATGTAAAGAAGTAGGAAAGAAAGCACTTAATAAGATTAAGGAAACACTAGGTATTCACTCACCTTCAACTGAATTTGCAATGGTGGGTAAGTTCTCAATGTTAGGATTTGAAAAAGGTCTTATGGATATGCAACCTGAAATTGATAAAGCAATAAATAGCATGTTTACATTAAATCCAAGTTTAACAGGAACAATGAATAATTCAATGAGTCCAAATATAAATGTAGTAAACAATGTTAATTTAGAAACTGATCCATTAGGACAAGTAGTAAATAAAATAAAGACTTATTCAGGTGGAGCTAAAAATGATTATAATTGGGGAACTGGTTTATGATAAAAGTATATATAAATAATGAAGAAGTATTATGTGATAAAAACATTGTAATAAAGAAGGAAATGCTTAATACTTCTTCTACAATATTAAATAATGTATATCCTAAAAGTTGGGAAACAACGCATGATTATACAACAAACTATTATTATCCATTAGATTATTCAAATTGTAAGATAACCGATGAAAGAGATATACCAGCAGAAGAAGGACAAACAATAGAAGGAACAAACTTCAATATAAATGTAGATTTATCAAAAGAATATTCATTTGATGACTTTAAAGGTAATACAACACAAGGAGTTCCAAGTGGATATACACAGGTTGATTATATTCAAAGTAATAATGCAACACATAATACAAATTATATTGATTTAGGATTTAAACCAAATAACAATACAAGTATAGAAGTAAAAATAGAGTTTCCTACTATTGATACTAATTATAGTAGAATATTTGGTAGTAGTAATTTATTTAGAACTGAAACAGGAGGAAATAATACAAATATAAAATATTATTGGAGTAATGAAAATAGAGGTGTTGGTGCAGTAGATATTAATACAACGCATACTTACAAGTTAGATAAAAACAAAGGATATTTAGATGACAATTTGATTTGGACATTTACTGAAGCTACTTTTCAAGATACAAATAATTTAAGATTATTTAGTGCAACAACAGGAGATAGAGATAGTAAAGTAAGAATATATTATGCTAAATTGTGGGATAATGGAAGATTAATAAGATACATGATACCTGCAATAAGAAATAGTGATAATGCAATAGGAATGTTTGATATAGTCAACAATGCGTTTTATGAGAATAAAGGAACAACACCATTTACTTATGGAAGTGAAGTAACACCTACACCTAATACACCAATAGAAGTAGAAACAGTTACAGGTAATCAAGAAATAGAAGTATGTGGAAAAAATTTAGCAAAATCGTTCTCACAGCCTACTTATAATATATATAACGATATTTTAGATATAGGTATTGATAATATAAATGTTTTAAAGGGGCAAACAATTACTATTTCATTTGATAGTGATAAAACAGGAAGAGTTTATGAAAATGAAAACTTTTTCACAACTTCTTTGCCAATAGATATAGTTATTGGAAGGAATACTATTACTAGAGTAGTAAAAAGTGATTTAGTAGAAGGCATTAAAACTTATCAAGATGGTAAATGGAGAATATTGAAAAATTATATTTCAACAAATGAATGTGTTTTTACAAATGTTCAGTTAGAACTAGGCAACACAGTAACAACTTATGAACCATATCAAAGTCAAACTTATGAAATAAATCTAGGAAATATAGAACTATGTAAAATAGGAGATTATCAAGATAGAATATATAAGAATAATGACAAATGGTATATAGAAAAGCAAATTAGAAAACTTGTTTTAAATGGTAGTGAGCATTGGTATATAGATGATGCTTATCAAGGAATAACACAATTTAGAATAAATGTTGATAATGTTATGTGGGTAAATGATAATATTGTTAGGGTTGTATCAAACTATTTTAAAGGTGTTAAATATGCTAATAGTTGGGAAATAGATAATAGCACTACATCACAAAATGCTAGCAGAATAAGATTAATGACAAGTTTATATTCAAATGTAGATGATTTCAAAACTTGGTTATCAACACATAACACAACAGTATATTATGTATTAGCAACACCAACAACAACTGAAATAACTGATAATGAATTAATAAATCAATTAGAAAGTATAGAACTAATAGAAGGTATTAATAATATAAGTTCAAATGGTAATTTGCCTATAATAATGAATTTACACTATAACTATGTAACACATAGAATAGACACAACATTATTATTTAGTGGAATAGTTAAGAATACAGGAAACATTAGTTTAAATCCAAGAGAGCCACATTATAGTTCTATTGAAGTATTAGGATATGAAACATTTTTAAGTGAAGGCGAAACACTAGACTTTGTTATATATGAAAAAACAATAGAAGAAGCAATAGATTTAGTTATAAATACAATTAGTGATTATGGTATTATCAAAGGAAATATAAATATAAAAAATCCAAATGACATAATAGGAGCTTATTCTACAAAAGATAAAACAGCTTATGATGTATTTAACTATATTGCAGATATAACTCAGTCAAGATGGACTACAAGAATAATAGATGAAAATACCATTGCAATAGATTTCTATGATCCTGATTTAATGACTAATGGAACTGATTTAGATTTTACACAAGAATTTTTTGCAAATAATAACATAATAGATATGCAATACAACTATGGAACAAGAGATTATAGAAATAAACAAGTAATGAATTCAAGTGCTGTATATTCAAATATAGAAACTAATGAAACAATAATTGCAGATGGTTATCAAACACAATTTAATACAACTGATAAAATAGGTGAAATAACTAGAATGACATTAAATGGTAGTGAAGTCATTGTAAAAACAAAAGATGAATATGAATTAGGTTATACATGCGACTTTTATTACACACCAGGAAACAACTATTTTGAAAGTGTAGATTTAGTAAGCACAGGAGCAGTTCTAGTTATTGATTATTATGCAATTATACAAGGAAGAGAAATATTACTAAATAATACTGAAATAAATAGAGTAAGTTCTATGACAGGTAGAAAAGGTGTTATATCAAGATATGAAGATAGAAATGATGCTACAACAACAACTGAATTATCACAAATAGGGCAATCATATTTAAGATATAAAGGATCACCTGAAATAATATTAAAAATAGAGTCTTTAAATGATATATGGAACATTGGAGAAAAAGTAGAATTTAACAACGCACCATTAAATGAATTAGCAACTGAATACATGGTAAAGAAAAAAACTATACATTATATACCAACAGTAGATAATATATTTTATGAATTTGAATTAACAAGCAATTTCAATAGTGAAAATGCAATAAATTATTTTGATAATCAAAGATCAAAAAATAAAGGAAATATAGGTCAAGGAGAAACAATATCAAGAAACATTGATATATCAAATACAGCTAATGTAATATTCTATAATGTAGATATACAAGAAGTTTCAATAGATGGCGATAACATACTTAATAGCACACTTAATTCTCCATTGGTGCAATAGGGGGTAAATATGACACAAGATTATAAAAAAACATTATTGGATTATATAACTAACTTAACACCAGGAGCAGAAACAACAGGAGAAATCCTACAAGATATAAATGAAGTATCAAGAAGTGAATGGGAAAATTATATTCCAGCTAGTTGGAGAAGTTTTCAGTTTCAAGGTATATTAAAATCCAAAACCAATGATACAGTTATCTTCTATGGTGGATATGTCGAAGTGAATGGAACTTATGAAAACAATTCAAAAGGAATAATAATAATAACTGATAACATGTTAAATCCAATTCAAACAATATATCAATATGATAGTGGAACTGATTTAAGACCTATAACTTGCATGTTACAAGAAGAAGATGGGCAATTTGTAGCAGTTGATAGTCAAACTTTATATAGTGAGCAACAAGAAAATAGAATAATATATTATAATGCTGAAAAAAGATTTATTATGTTAAATGATATATCAATACCTGTTGAAAATGCTTATAGTGTTAAATTAAGAAGAAGTTATATATTAGGAAATGATTATAAAAACTTCTTATGTAAAGCAATGTATAAAAATCCTAATTCATCACATTATTTTATGGCAGGAGTTAAATTAAACAATAATGTTTCTACTTATAGACCTAGTTATACAAAGATAATTGATTTGAAAATAAATGTAGGAAGTGCAAATGAATGGGCGACAGCAGAAACAATTGATGAATATATATATGGTGGAAGTTATTGTTATTTTGACAATAGTGATAATGCACAATGGAAAATACTAATGACACCTAATCCATTAGCTAACCAAACTATCAATTACTGGTATGGAACAAATGGAACAACAACAAACACAGGAGTAGTAGCAACTTTTGATTATAAACCATACATTGACTCTCAAATATATAATAATCAATGTGTGTTTGCTAATGAAAATCTTGCATACTTTGTTTTGAATAATCAAAGTTGGGGATCATCAGGAACACCAAACCAAAAATATTTAGGATTATATTCTTTCAATTTTTCTACAAATACTCTAACTGAACTTCATCTAGAAAGTCTTGGAAGTTATGTATATAGTAATTTGGGATCAATACTAATTCAAGTAGTTCAGGGTGAATTGTATATAGAATATATAACAAACATAAGTGAAGATGAAAGCAAAGGCGATTATTATATTCAAAGATATGATGGAGAATGGCAACCAATATTAATTAAAGAAACAGCCAATTATTCATATACAAATAGTTGCTTCTATGTTTTTCAAGATTTTAATTTACTAAAAATGTATTGTTATCAGGCGAGTCCAAATGTTTCAAGATGGAACTTAATAAATGTAACTGAAATATATTCTGCATTTAATTATAATGGTGAGCCATATAAAAATTACAATAGTTTAATTGCTGATTATGGAAATATATATTCAAATAATAAATTAGTGTTTTCAAGAGATTTATATAATATATCAGTAACAAACAATTATTCAGTTTCAACATTGGAAATACCAAATACATACTTAAATGGTATAACACTATCGCCAAAAGACTTAATAAGTAAAACTAACACGCAATTAGTAAGCGATACAACGGGAATAAATAAAAATATATATGAAGTGTTATTCTTAAACTTTATTAATACAATAAATGTAATAGACAATGAAGAAAATGTAGTAACTTCATCAGGAAGATATATAAACCAAAATATAAATGTTGGAACACAAGCAAATCAAAATAATACAAAATGTAATAAAGTGTTTATAACATGGGAAGATAATTCAACAAAAGAATTTCCTATAAGTTGGACTAAAACTGATGATACACATTGTTATACCGAGTTCACTATATATATAGAACAACCAATAGCAAGTTTAGAGTTTATGTCTAATGATATATCAACAACTTATATTTCATTAAATACACGCAATATGGAAACAGGAAAGTTTTATACAATAAAACAATATTTGAAAGTAGAATAGGAGGATAATATGGCACAAATAACTTATGATGATAAAGTAGCACTAAATGAAAATCCTAGTGTTGCAGAAATAAACAAAGTAACTGATGCTAATATGAATGAAATTAAAAATACTATAAACACAAATACACCAGTAGGAGTTATAACAGCTTACGCAGGAGATACAGCACCTGACGGATGGTTATTATGTGATGGTAGTGCTGTTTCAAGAACTACTTACGCAAATTTGTTTAGTGTATTAGGAACAAAATGTGGAGTAGGAGATGGCTCAACAACATTTAATTTGCCTAACATAAAAGGAAGGTCATTAGTAGGTGTAGATCCTGATGATACTGATTTCAATGTAGTTGGAAAAACAGGTGGAGAAAAAGAACACACATTAACAGTTGATGAGATACCATCACATCACCATGATGTAGGTTGGGACTATGAGGGTGCTGCAGGAAGTGGTCATGGAACATTATTAAGACCACAATGGATCAATCCACAAAATCAATATGATACAAGTGATACAGGTGGAGGACAAGCACATAACAACTTACAACCATATATAGTAATGAATTATATTATTTCATATTAAGGGGGTGGATATATGGGAGCAACAATTTTAAATACAATAATAGGTTTAGTAATTGGAGCATTATTTACAGCACTTGTAAATAAAATAAAATCAGACATGAAAAAAGACAAAGAACAAACAAGTGATATAGCATTATTAAAACAAGGTTTATGTTCTATGCAACGCAATACATTATTAAAAGAATGTGAGTTCTATTTATCAAAAAAAGAATGTCCTGATGATACTAAAAAAGTTTTATATGAAATGTATAAATCTTATTCAAGTTTAGGTGGCGATGGAATAATAACAACATTAGTAACACAAACAATGGCATTGCCAGTAGAGGAGAAAGCATGAAAAAAGCATGGGATGATCTAAAAAGTTTTTTAACAATAATGTTATTAGTATTATTGTTTGTAATAGTAATAGCAAATATATTTGGTAAAAGAATTGATGAAAACTTGTTAATTTTAACAACAAACTTAATCACTTCTGTATTTACATATTATTTTGCTAAAAAAGATAAAGGAGATGACAATAATGGATAAAGAAATGTTAGAAGAAATAATTGAAGAAGTAGTAATAGATGAAAATAATCCAATGGAGCAAGAAGAAGAAGCACAAGAAGTTATAGAAGAAGGTGAGTAGAATGCCTACACCACATGAGTTTTATTTACAAGTTATAGGAAAAGCATTTGATGAAGATGGAGTCTATGGAGTGCAATGCGTAGATGGTTTTAAAGCGTTTTGTAGATTAGTTTTAGGATGGAATATAGGAAAGAAATCTATATGTTCGCCAACAGGATATGCTACTTCTATATGGGATAATTTTGAAAGATTAGGATTTAATAAGTATTTTGATAAAGTTCCAGCAAATCAAATGGTAGATGGTGATTGGGCAATATGGCAAAAAGGTTCAAGACCATGTCCTTATAGTCATGTAGCAATGTTTAGGAGAGATAATGGCAATGGAACAGGAGTATTTCTAGGACAAAATCAAAATGGATCAAGAGCATTTAATCAAGTAAATATTTCATATAGTGGTTTAAAGGGAGCATTTAGACCTAAAATATATCATCAAGCAACAGGACATAAGAATTATGTAAATCTTCCACCACAATATGATAGCTGGGCTTTTTATAGATTAGACTCTGCACCAGTTAAAAAGAATGCAATAGGGCATCTAAATCCTAAAAAGTTTGGTGGATTATCTTATTATATTTATAATTATAGAGATAATAGAACAACTGCTGAAATTCAAACAGTTCAATTTGGTAGAGTAAAAATATACATTCATAACACTCCTGCTGTTATAACTTATGATAGATGGTTATACAACGCAGGTAATCATTAAGATATTAATATCATAGATAAGGCAAATTCAAACAAAAGTATGAAAAAGGTATAATCTATCTAGGAAATACAAATGTTCAAATATAAGGCATTTATGATACTAAAAAAGAAACTAGATTAATTTCTAGTTTTTTTATTTAAAAAAGTGTGTTATAATATACAACTTACAAAAAAGGGGGTGAGAAAAAGTGTTGCAAGTAACATACCAAAAAAGAAATGGTATTGTATTCAAAAGATTAAGAGATACTACTCCACCATATAGAGTAGGGGAAGAAACAGGCATGGGTTGGAAAGTATTGAATATCGAATATGAATATAATAATAAGTTCTATCCTAGTTATGAATATTACAAGTTGATAGAAAAGGACAAGCAGAAGATCATCAAAAGAATACAACTGAAAAAGAAATGCAAAAAAATTCTTATAATCTTATTAAATAGTTTAATAGGATTTATTATTATAAACCTTATTAATATATAAATAAGGTTATCATTATTATTTATATAATATAAAGATATGGAGTCATTTTTTTATTGGTAAAAATGTTGCAATGTGTAAAGTTAAAAAATTTTTTTAGAAAATTAAAAAAAGATGTTTACTTTTAAAATAGTAGTAGTATAATAATAATTGTAAGGGATAGAAAAACAACTAAATAATTATATCTTGGGAAGTTAACATAATATCAAAATTAACAAGTTAACACTCAAGATATAGAAAATCTTGGGTGTTTTTTTAATACCTGGAAAGGAGTTAAAAATGAGAAAAAATTTATATCCTGGACTACTTGCAGAATTAGCAAGACATGGAGAAACCTACGAGCAATTAGGAAAAGCAATAGGAATATCAAGATATGCAGTATGTTGCAAGATGACAGGAAAAACTGAATGGACTATTGGAGAAATAGAAAAAATTTGTAAACACTTTGATAAAGACTATTACACATTATTCAAATAAGAAAAGGAGAAAAAGGGAAATGGAAGATAAAAAAATGATGGAAATTATAAATAATAATTATAAGAAAGCAAGAATGGAAAATATTAAGAAAGCTAAAAAAGAAGAAAAAAGAAGAAATGCAAAAGAAAGTGTGTTCTTTATAACATTATTCTTTTACAGCATGGTAGTTGGAATTTTAGCATTGTTAGGATCACAAACAACTACATTAACAGGAGTATTAACTTATTTAGTAACATTTATAGTTACAACAATTCTTATGAGTCTTTCTACTTATAAATTATTTAGATACTAGGAGGGATATATGGATGAAATCGAACTACTAGATATTGCAGATGATCTATTAGTAATTAATAAAAACACAATAGAAAGACTTTTTAATGATACAACGCATAATTCATTAGTCTTATATGTATTTTATTATAA